GCGGCCAAGTTCCATGCTATGTCCATCGAGAACGTGATACTGCTTTCGTACCCGCTCGATGTTGCACCGTTCAGTCCGATAATATGGTTGTACGCCGAGGTCTTGGTGTTGTTGTCGTATGCCATCAACTCGACGACTATCCGATCTCCTACGCTGACCGCGAGACTCGAAAGTGTGTAAGACGCGAATGTGAACGTCTGAAGTGACCCATTGGTTGTGTCTGCTTCTAAGGTCGAGGTCGCTACAGCATAGAGTGTTCCTCGCGAACCCGTGTCGTCTGCCTTCCAGACATAAATGAATATGTGCGGGTTCATATTGTGAAGGGCGTTTCCTTCGTTGAAGTCGCAAGATAGGGAGAATGTCCCGCTTATCGTCTGAGCCGCGAGTGCCGGAGAGACGAACTGCTTCACCCAAGCATAGTGCGCCGCACCCGTTTCTGTGAGTGAAGTCCCGATGGTTACATTTGATGCGCCCGGTGTCACGGACATATCGCAAGGATAGGTGGTCGAAGATCCGTCCTGACCTCCGCCCAGCGTACTCGTTAACCACTGCGTTATTGTAGTACTCGCCTGTTTCGCATTGGGCTTCGGCTCCGCAGCTGTCGTGTTGCGGAAGTAAAGTGTTGTCGCCATCCATTCCTCGCTACCTCGTACTGTCTAACTAGTCGATGCTGTGAAGACGATCTTAAGTCCGTCTACTTCTGCGCCTGTCAGAGTCGCTGCTTGTGCGCCGCTCGACTTGGTCGATTGAGTCGTATCGACATTCTTTACAAAGGTCACTGTAGCTAGGACGGTCTCGTCCGCCTTCCTCAACGTAGCTGTAAAGCCGACATCCGCAGACGCCTTCCCGTTGACCCTCAAAGTCACAGTATTGCAGGTGCCATAATCCGCCGGTTTATTGTCTAGTGCAACCGCATCTACCTGGGCGTTCGTGGTCGAACTTATCTTCTCCGCAGTACTGGGCGTGTCGACATCTTCGTATATCGCTTGATAGTGCGTGGCCGCTCCAGTCAGTGTCCAGTTCAACGGTGTCGCGTCTCCGTTCGGTCTCAAATCTATCGTGCTCATTTTATCTCCCCTCTATGATCGGTTTCCCATCAGGCTTGTAGTTCATCGTCTCTCGGAAGTGTTCTGTGCACGACTTCTTCGAGCCTCTGTAATCGTTATCGCTATGGATGCGCACCTTCTTCGGTAACGCCCATACCTCGAATCCCTGAAACGGCAAGATCGCGCCGCCACAGAACCTGCACTTGTGCTGCCCTAATTCGACCATTACGTCGCAACCTCCCATACTTCGTACTTGTACTGTCCCTCTGTACCACTCGGGTCTTTGAAGACCACGCCCAGCAAAGCCTTGTCCTCTCCGGGCTTCTTGACGGCCCACTCTATCGCGAACGGAGGATACGGGTGCATCCTCTCCGATCTCTCCCACATTTCGACTATGTCTGCTATCGACTTCTCTAGGATTGCCATTGTTTCACTTCCTCTTTCGAAGCGGGCTGGCCTACTTGTCCAGTTGGAGCCGGCAAGGGCGGCATCAATTTGGCCTGTTCCTCATCTATCTTCGCCTGCTCGCCCATATACTTCTGGAACTCCTCCTCCGAGATCCCCAGCCTCGTCCTACACCATTCGGGCGTCACTATCTGGAATGGGTCGAGGTTCCCACTGGCCACTGTCAGTTTCTGGATCATGTCGGCTGTCTGAGCCTCATCTATCGGGGAGACATCATTGAATATCAGTTTCGCATCCCCCGATTTGCCCCCGGACGCGAGCGCCCATCTATCGAATATCTGTGTATTCCATTGCCGAGCGAACCGCTTCTGAAGAGTCCCTATCTTATCGTAGAATGCCTGCACACGTATTTCGCCCGTGAGTACGCCCCTGCCTAATCCGAGCATCTCCTCGGGCACGCCTAGCGCAGATGTGAGCCTTTGGATGGCCCAATCCCCGTATATCTTCGTGTTCTGGACACCTTGATTGTCGATGTTTTCTATCTTGACATCGAATGGGGTTGCCATCTCGTGCTGAGGTTTTAGTTTCTCAAATTGCGTTGCGATTGCGTCTATGTCCGTCTGGGCGATTGTCTCCCCCGATTGCCCGATTGTAATGTGGTATCTGGGGAACCCATGCCTTTCGATGCTCTTGGCCGTGCCCGTAACGATGGCAGTGTCGCGCATGATGTCGTCATACGCCCTTTCGACGAGGGGTAATCCAAGGTCGATTCTCAGTATGTCCTCGGCTTTCACATCGACTGTCTTCTTCGTGCCATACTCTTGCCCTATCGTCTGCTTATAACCCTCAAGCTTGCCATAATCATCTCTGATCTCTTCGAAGGTCTCGGGGTATCGGTGGTCCAACTTAGCAATCGGGAACTTGATCCTGTCGAGCCCGGGCTGTATCTCGGCCAAACCCACCTTAACAACAAGGGCATCTACGATGAGTTTCCATCCGATGTTTTCAAAGTCGATGTCGTCTAGAAGTTGCTCGGCTTCCTTCTGCCGATTGCCTTCTATGCGATACCCGTTCGTGAACATCATCAGTGGATAGCAATCTATCGCCTCGGATATGGGGCCGCCTTGCTCGTAGATGCGCCTATACTCCACCTGTTTGGGATCTCGCTTCTGGAAGTACTGCATCTTCGTCCCAAGCGTCTTGCCGGGGTATGTTTTCGGCTTGGCCGCGGGTGGGGCTTGGAACATCCTTATCAGTCTCTCTCTTATCGTCATCTTGTCACCCAGACTAAGAATATGAGAATCGTTACGCCTGTGACGAAGACCATCCAAGCGGGAACTTCGATGGTTAGAACAGGGCGCTCGTCAGGCTTCGTAACCGCACCCTGGAAGTATGTCAATCAGTCCTTTCGGGTAGTCCTTGCAGAACTGAGGTTTGTGTCCCTGAATCATGCATTTGTTCGTGATGAGGTCGAGATGAGGGCATACGCCTGGAGACACGTATCGTCTTTGCTCCTGGATTGTGTCTACATACTGCTTGCCTTTCAGGACTAACATTTGCTCGATATCTTCATTCCATGCTTCCTCGGGTAGAATCGTCATCGAGAGCCGACAACACATCCCGCACATCTTGCATCCGCCGTTCATCGACTCGCCTTGAATGCGTGCATCCTTACGTTACAGTTATGGTATATCTTCTGGCCGTTCGGCTTCGGATGGCATCTCAGACATCTCTCGATCTTAACTTGACGGCCTAACTTGGGACATCGGTTGTATTCTTTCAACCTCGCACCCTCCCTACGTGCACGATCTTGAATCTACTCGAATCGGATTTTGTTAATTGGTTCAGCGCCCCGCTTGTCGCGTCTATCTGGTCATCGTGCTCGCCTTCGGGGAATAACATGGCTTCGTCCAGCCAAGCGTTGTTCCATGTCCCTTTGACCAATTTCACATTCCCTGCTTCGCTCGCCGAACTCAGGGGGCCTGCTCTCGTGGTCTTATCCCCCGTTACCCTATCTCCTTTGAAATCGAATCCCCTGAGCACGTCTCTGGCGTAGTGGTCTATCGTGTTGATTCCCGAACTTCCGGGTTCCTGTTCCATACGGACGGGGGTTTCGATGCCGTCTATCTCGGCAATCTGTCCGACTAATGCCTCCACCTGGCCCGGGGTCTCTCTCATCCTTTGAACGTCCATAATGTAGTAGATCCCCCTCGCCTCGCCTACCAATGCACCTACTGTATAGTCTCCGTCTTTCGAGGCTGCTAAGTCCCAGTATCGGATCGATTTGATGTGTTTAGGTCTCTCGGGGATAATCTCGAACCAAGGGCGCTTGAAGAAGTTACCCGATACCTGAATGTCCCAATCCCCTCGGAGGAGTTGTGCCCTGGTTACGGGATCCAGATTCGCTAGTGTAGTCGCGTACTCCTCTCGCTTCAGGAATGGGTTGTCTTCTATCCTAGCAGGCACGAACGCGCGTTCGCGGTCCGCCGCCTCTATGAATCGCTCCTTGACCCATAGATGGCCTATGTTGCCGGGATTGCTTGCGCTTCTCACTCTCAGAGGTACGGGATTGTCTTCCGTTCTTCTTAATCTTGAGAAGAGGTATTCGTATTGCGTCCGGGTGAACTGTGTCAGCTCGTCCCAGCCTATGAATTGAAATTCGGCCGACTGATAACGGTACTTGTCCTTCTCGGTCTCAAGGAAGCCGAATGTCAGGGTGGCTCCACTATGGAAGCGCCAAGTCTTCGTTTCCCCATCCCATTTAGCATCCGTCGGCCGCAACCAAGTCTCGCCCAGGTCCATCAGCGCTCCGGGCTGAGACAGATCCGGATATGTCCTTCTCAGCAACAGGGCCGCGTAGTTGGGATCCGCGACGTACTGAAGCGCCGCCATGAGCAAGGCGACACTCTTCCCCCCACCTGCAGCTCCCCCATAGAAGACCTCTTTCTCCTCCGTAAGTAAGAACCTGGCCTGCTTGGGGGTAGGTCTCAGGGGGATGTACTTGTTAGAAAGCACCGTAGCCGTCAGATAGGCTTTCTGTCTGGGGGTTAGTGAAGACATCCCTCGGTTGGAAGCCGAACTCTCCATCATAGGTATCATCACGTCTTTTCATCAATCCAATGAACTCGACGAATTTCCTCGTAGAACTTTGTCAAGAATGGGGTCAATCTCTTCGCGAATACCTGGGAAGTCGACGTATCTTCCCAGGAACATA